GCGACCGCATTTTTTTTTGATTTTGGCATAAAAAAAATGGCTAAAAATTTGCGTAGTACGAATTTTCGTAGTACCTTTGTAGTGTCTTAAGAAAGCAATGAACAATGAAAAAAGAACTAACAAAAGAAGAAGATGAGCTGATAGAGGCCATCAGAATGTACAAGAGAAGTTTCCCAAACGGCTACCCACGATTGCTATGGTACGCACAAGAGTTGTTTGATGAGATAACCTCTCGAAAGTAAAGAACAAGGCGGCCCGCAAGGGTCGCCACATCAACAGTCATCGCTATGGAAAAGGAAGATAAGGACAACGCAGTAAAACAACGCATACAGGACATACTCCTCTGCGTGTCATGGAGAGAGATTGCAAACACGTATTTCGACCGTTCGGCATCGTGGTTATACCACAAGCTCAACGGAATCGACGGAAACGGCGGCGTCGGAGGATTCACGGCAAATGAGAAAGAGCAACTGCGTGGTGCGCTTTTCGATTTGAGCGAACGCATCCGCCGTGCGGCAGAGACCATTTAGGCAAGTTGTTCGTTACACTTAAGACAGAAGTCGTCCGCGCCTACGGACGCAGACCCCGGGGAATTTCCTCGGGGTTTTTTATGCTCGGCGCCGATATGGCCTTTTTTGCCGAACACTAAAAAAGCCAATATGACAAAAGACCGCAAGGAAGCCATACAGTACGCCTCGGCCTGCATCATGCTCGCCAGCGGCATCGTCCTCTCGTTCCTCAGCTTCTTCCTGAGCAACTACACGATCGAGGATTCCGTCCTGTGGTATTTCGCACAGACCATCCTCTACGCTGGCTCCGTCTTCGGCCTCACCATGTACGTCTCGTCCACCCGCAAGGCCATCCTCAGCGAGGTCAACGACCGACTGTCCAACCTGTCCACCGACACCACCAAGGAAGAGAAGGAGAAAGAGAAGAAATGAGAATCCACGGCACATTCCTCAACAGCGCGGGCCTCGCCGTCACGGTAGAGATCATTACCCGCCGCGACACCCTCACCTCGATAGAGATAGGCAGCGACGAGGCGGGCCTGTGGTTCCCGGCCACCGAGGCTTTCACCACCGAGAGCGGGCTCAACGACACCTTTGATGTCGTCCTCCAGTCCTCGGCCACGCTCCGGCTGGAGACCACCGACTACCGCGCCGAGTTCTACCAGCGGGCCTGCCGCGACGCCGTCGTCACGGTCTCCATCACAGAGGACGACGGCACCACCCGCACGCGCTTCCTCGGATGCGTCGAGCCGCGACAGTATTCCCAGGACTTCTCCGGCGGCCAGCTCACCAACGACATCGAGCTCCCGCTCATCGACGCCCTCTCTTCCCTGCAATACGCTACCTACGCCCACATCGGCGCGCCCGGGGTCTCCTTCCAGAAGGTCAGGGAGGCGTCTTCCGTCCGGTCCTTCCTCTCCGTCATCGAGCAGCTGCTCAGCGAGACCCCCTGCGCCGATCTCCCCTACCGTCTCTACTACGACGGCAGCAAGGCCCTCGCCTCCGACGCCTCACGCCGCTTCTCCATCCTCTCCGAGGTGGGAGTGGCCGAGACGGTCTTCATCGGCGAGGACGAGGACGACACCATGACCATGCTGGAGACCCTGGAGCACATGCTCCGCTTTCTCAACCTCCACATCGTCCAGCAGGGCCTCGACTTCTTCGTCTTCTCCTGGGAGAGCCTCCGGCAGCCCTCCATCCAGTGGCGATGCCTCATAGGTGGCGCGCCCGACTTCGTCCAAAGCCTCGACCCGCAGACCCTCTCCGACAGCACCGTCTTCGGCACCCGCATGGACATGGAGATGGGCGAGACCTACAACCGGCTGGTCCTCGACGTCAACCCCGCCGACACCACCGACGTCGTGGCCTCGCCGCTGTCCTCCGACGCGCTGGTCCCCATGTTCACGGGCAAGCAGCTCTACGCCACCAGCCTCTGGGCAGCAGGCACGGGCGACACGTCCTCCAAGGCCTTTCAGGCCCTGCTCAGCGACCAGCCCACCACCTACGACGGCGCCCACACCGTGGAGTATTTTCTCTGGGCGAAGTCGGCCATAGGATGGCGCATCGGCACGGGCGACGGCAGCGGGGGCGTCCGCCAGTGGACCGGCACGAAGAAGGACCAGCAGCGCATACCGGGCCTCCTGCGCAAGCAGATAGGAGCAGCCATCCTGTCGGTCGGAAAGATAGACCGCAAGGCGTCAGCCACCGACAACTCCCCCACCTCCACCGTCGAGATGGCCGACTACCTCGTGGTCTCCGTCAACGGCAACCTCATCGACGACGAGGCCACCACCTATCCCCAGCCCGACGACCTCCGCCGGGCGGCACCCGTGGCCACATGGGACGGCAATGCGGCAGGAGGCATCTACTCGCCCTCCGACGATGAAACGAAGAATTACATAGTCATATCGGGGGCCATCATCCTCAACCCCGTCCTGCGCCAGTCCGTCAACTATCTCAACCGAGCCCAGTACGACCCTGTCCGATGGGTGAAGGGGCGCGACGGCGAGCGCCGCCTCTCCATGCGCTGGTGGCGGGCCGACACGCCCAAGAGCCAGCCCCAGCCTCAGGAGGCCACCACCGACTACGGTGCAGTCTCCACCCAGCCCGTCAAGTCCGACAACCCGCTCGCCCAGCCCTACCTCAACGCCTGGGAGGGCTTCTACCCATGGACCGACGACGACGCCCAGGATCTCGCCTTCTCCTACTCCCGTGTAGGCTCCTCCGTCGATAACGTCTCCAAGATAGGGGCACTGGAGTGCATGCTCCGTGTCGGCGACAAGGTGGCCGTCGAGGATAAGGACTTCGACGAGGACGGCAACCGCACCGTCACCATCGACGGCGAGGAGGTGGTGGTCCGCTATGGCCACATCAACAACATCAGCTGGAAGCCCTTCCGCACGCTCGCGCAATGCCGGGCGGCCCACCCGGGCGACGAGGATGCGGCCCTCGACGACTACTACGCGCAGACCATCACCATCGGCTTCGACCCGAAAATCGGCGACAAGATCATCGGCACCCAGTTCGACATCCAGAACAACATCGACTACACCCTCGGCCTCGACGTCAAGGGCATGGCCATCCCCGTGCGCCATGCCGACCACCTCCGCGGGCGGGTCCACTTCGAGATCCTCGGGCCCGTCTTCAATGCGCAGTTCGACAAGATCACACGCCGCCACCGCACCTTCTTCCGCAAGGAGAAGTGGACCGCCACCACCGTCCCTATCCTCTCGCGCGTCTCCTCCATCATGGTGCGCGACCTCAAAATCGAGCTCCATTCCGACAACGGCATGGCGGGAGCAGATACGGATTCCGCCCACAGCTTCATGTCCGACACGGATGAGGACTTTGTCAACAAGAAGGACGACCTCGAGATGCGCATCCACTCGGCCCTCACCACCTCGGAGTGCGAGGAGCTGGGATGCGCCAACACGGTAGCGCCATCCGTGGCCGTCGATCTCACCACGGGCGACGCCGTCCTGCGCATCTTCGACTGGCTCAAACATGCCTCCGATGCCGTCCCGCCCATCGCCGTCAAGGCCGAGCGGGACTATATCGACTCCTATTACCAGGAGTACCACGTCCCGCGCATCGAGCTCTCCTTCGACTTCGACGGCCTCCTCCCATTGCCCTTCGCCCGCTTCACCCATCCCGCCCTCGACGGGCGCATCTTCTCGGCCATCTCCGTCGGCTACGACTTCCAGACCGCCACGTCGCAGGTGCGGATGAAGGAAGAGTAGCAGAGCGGTTCGAGTTTCACTTTAAGCAAAAAGCGCAAATGATTGGTATCAGACTTTTCCGCAAAAAGGATAAAAGCAAATCCTCAACCCGCACCACCATCCATGTGCAGGGACAGGAGACCTCGGGCGTGCCCGCCTCCTTCGTCTCGCAGATTCGTGCATGGATCAACGAGGTGGCCGACCGCATCAATGCCCTATGGGACAACGCCCGATCTCTCTTCCTCTCCAAGGTCAACGACGACACGGCTGAGGGCCATATCACGCTCCATAAAGGCTTCACGGCTTCTGCCGATTCCGTGGTCAACGGCAACCTGCAGACCAACGGCCTCGACGTCCAGACGGTGGCCATCATCCGGGGCGATACGACGTTTTCCGAGGATGGCACCTTTGCCGAGGGCCTCACGGGCCACGGTGGCCGCATCTGTCCCGATGGATCGGCGGAGCTCGATTCGCTGACGCTACGCCGTTTCCTGGAGGTGCCTGAGCTGCGCTTCAACCGTGTCTCCGTCCAGGTGGGAAACCAGTGGCGGGCCCCGGGTGGCGGCATCATCCGCTCCGTCTCGCCTGCCGCCGATGCCACGGGCACGGCCCTCCTCCATCTCGAAGCGGGGGAGATAGGCACGGTGTCCGTCGGCGACCTCTGTATGGGCATCTTCCATTCTGAGACCGCCGCCGACAATGCCGAGGCCAACAGCGACGACAACCACGGTAACTTCCGTTTTGCCGGATTCTATACGGCCTACTGGGAGATCACCGCCGTCGAAGACTACACGGACGAAGAGACCGGCCAGACCTTCCACAATGGAAAGGTGTCCTACCGTCTCCGGCCCGTCTCTGCCAACTACCCGCGCCAGATGCACCCCACCGCCGCCATGCACTTTGTCTGCTACGGCAACCGCACCGACGCCACCCGCCAGTCCTCCCGCTACTCCACGCTCACCTACGAGCGATTCCTCACGGGGGTCTCCGATTGGGAGTTCTCCTCGAAGCAGATACGCATGCAGGTGGGCGACCTCAGCGCCTTCTCGCCCGTCCCCGGGATGGACTTCTCGGGCTACTCGGTCTATGCGAATAGCATCTACCTCGATGGCCACCTTAAGCAGCTCGCCGAACTCGGCGACCCCAACCCCTACACCTACTCGGTCGATAACCTCGCCGACACCCTCGCCCTCGACGCCAAGGGCCAGCCGAAGCAGCCCGTGGTCTCCACGCTCGCCGACGGTTCCAAGTCGTGGCTGCTCCATACGTCCATACAGGTGCGCCGTGGGCAGACCGTCCTCACCTGCCTGGAGGATGCCACGGCCTCACCCGCCACGGGTCAGTATCGTCTTCTCTGCCTACCCGTAGGATGCACGGCCCACTTCGACCACTCCACGCTCTACATCGACAGCGTCGAGTATTCCTCACGCCCCACGGCCTACGTCGAGGTGACGATCGACTGCGAGGGACGGGCCGCCCTCACCTACGTCTTCACCATCAAGGTCATCGCCGATGGCGACAAGGGAGACCAGGGCAGGGACGGCACGGCCTATGGCACGCGGCGGCGCTATGCGCTCTCAGCACGCGCCACGTCTGCCTCTCCCCATACGCCGCCCGACGACGTAGCCACATGGCAGGACGTGCCCCTCGCCACCACCGACGACCGCCCCTATCTATGGATAGAGCTCACCGACTGGCAGCAGCAGGCGGGAGGCCTCCAGACCTTCTCGCCCGTCTCTTCCTACGTCCGTCTGACGGGCGACCGTGGCCAGCGGGGCGAGGATGGCCTCGACGGCAAGGACGGCAAGTCGTGGACCCTCCGAGGCACGGCCATCGGCCATGTCGCCAACATGGGTTCGCTCCCCTCGCCAGCGCCCGACGGCATTTTCCTCGTCGATACGGGAGCAGAGGGCACGCCCGTCGCCGTCCGGCAGATGGGCGGCGCATGGGCCTCCATCACCACCATCCAGGGCGACACCTACATCCTCGCCGGAGACGTGTGGATGGCCACCGAGACGGCCTGGGCCAACCTCGGACGCATACAGGGTGAGAAGGGAGACCGAGGACAGGCGGGAGCCAACGGACGCACCTCGCGCATCTACCAGCGCCTCGACGACGGCCAGCAGCTCTACGACGGCTCCACCATCACCGCCGACGGATTCTGCTACCTCGACTTCTACGCCGTCCCCTCCGATACGGCCAAGAGTGGCTGGGACGTCTATCGCTGCGTCAAGTCCTACATCTATCAGGCCGCCGTCCACGTCCTGCCGCCCTCCGATGCGGACCACTGGCGCTCCGTCGGCGTCAATGCCGATTCGGCCTTCTTCTCCTTCCTCATCGCCCGCGATGCGCGCATCGACTTCCTCCAGGGCAATGCCATTGCCATTCGCAAGAAGCACGCCACGGCACCCTACGCTGGCATGGGTGGCGATTTCCCCTTCTGGGCGGGCGCGGCTCAGCCCTACCCCGATGGCGCGGGCTTCAATGGCTCCACCTACACCTTCGCCGTCGATGAGGCGGGCAACCTCTTCGCCTCCTCGGCCTACCTCACGGGCACCATCCACGCCACCTCGGGCTCCATCGGAGGCTTCGTCATACGAGACGGCGGACTGACCAACGCCGACGATGCGCGCAACGGTGTCACCATCACGCCGAAGTCCATCACGGTTCAGTCCTCACGCTCCGAGGAGGGCCGCGTCCTGTTCGACACCCAGTCCAACATCGTGGGAGCCATAGGGGCTTCCAGCGGAAAGGAAATCTTTTGGCCCGTCGCCCTCCAGCTCACGGGCCGTCCCAACGACAGCTACCCGGGCACGGCGCTCGACATCGTCCAGGGCATCACCCGTGGCCATCGGCCCGAGCCCGTCCTCATCGATGGCTCGGTCCAGCTGGTCGATACCAGCGACGCCTACAACGTGCCCCAGCCGTTGCCCCAGGGCTCTCCGACCTATGGCGAGGGCCAGCGGGTCTATGTGCGCTCGGGCGCCGTCCTCGTCAATATAGCGGCAGCCACCGTCGCCCTGCCCAAGAATCCGCAGCACGGCGACTGCTACCTCTTCCTGCCCTGTGGGTCGTACAATCTCACCATCGACCCCGGTGCGCATGCCCTCACCATCGACTGTACGGTCTTCAAAAACAAGACCTACACCTGCGCCAAGCGCATGGTCTATCTCGTCTTCATCGGGCGAGGCGCCACGCCCTTCGGATGGGTAGGCAAGACGCTCAAGTAGTTCGTGATTTAAGAAGAAAAAGAAAAATGAATATCTCGCAAGACTTCTCCCTCACCGCCTCCGTCTGGGACGGCGACAAGTTCCTCATCGAGGCGGCCACGGCCAACGGCAGCCGCCAGATGAAGGTGACGGCAGAGGTGGTCCGTGCCTACCTCAACGGGACCGCGGGCCCATCCTCGGCCACGGACCGACGGGTGCTCCCCTTCCGTGGCTTCATGGATTCAGGCGAGATCTCGCCCGCCTCAGCCGCCACGGCCCTCCCGCTGGAGGTGTGGTTCGTCCGATCAGCCGCACGCTTCGCCGTGGCTGTGCGCTCCTCCAGCCCCGTCTCCTCCTCGGCGCCGCCCAAGCTCTACGACAACTGGGAGGGCCGCAGCCTCTACAACGATGGCCTCTCCCCCGCCGCGGGCAACCTCTTCGTCTGCCAGTCCGACGACCGCCCCTACTGGTGGACGGGCGCAGAGCTCCGACCCATCGTCACCGACACCACCGGCCAGGTCATAGCCGACGCCATACCCCTCGACGAGATAGACGCCATCACGGCGGCAGCCTCCCGTCCCTCTTCCTCCTCGCCCGCCAAGTCGCCCGCCTCGCCATCACCAGCAGCAGAGGTGGCAGACCAAGCAGAGGAAGGAAAGGAGGCAGAGGAAGCAGAGGCAGCATCCCAAGAGGAAGCGTCCGCAGCAGTAGCAGCGTCCATAGCAGAGCCGACAGCGGCAGAGGAAGAGAAAGAGCTCAAGGCGGCCGAGCTCATCGACACGACCCTCCGCTCCGCCTCGCTTGTAGATACGACCCTCCGCTCCGCCACCATCATCGACAAGTCGAAGCGATCCGCCGACGTGACCGCCGTCACGCCATCGGCCCGCATCATCACAGTAGGATAACCAATCACTCCACACATACACCATGGCATCATTCCTCGATTCAGCAGGCGTCACGCGCCTCGTTACCAAGCTCAAGACGATTTTTGCCGTCAAGGCCACCACCCTCTCCGGCTACGGCATCACCAACGGCGTCACCTCCGTCTCCGTCACGGGCACGGGGCAGGCCGTATCAGCCGCATCCATCAGCGGCCACACCCTCACGCTCACCAAGGGAGCCAGCCTCCCGACAGTGCGCCACGAGCGCCCCACATCGACCTCCACCCAGGTCTCCAACTTCACCAGCTCCGAGGAGCTCATCCTCGACCTCACAGCCGCCACCTATTCAGCCGGGGCGAAATTTTGGATCAATTTCCTCCAGACAGACATCGCGCGCGGATACGGCCTCTACCGTGGATGCGTCATCACGGGCGCGCAGACCTGCACAGTCTCCTTCGGTGGCATCACCTCCATCAAGGGCGCCGTCACGCTCCAGGCCGCATCGGTCTATCATTTCACGCTCTGCACCAATGGCAGGAGCGGACAATACCTGGCCAAGGGCTACGTCCTGTGGCAGCGCATCTCGGCCTCGTAAATGACAACAACAAAACGACAACAACAAAAGTATAATTATTCATCACTTTTAATTCATAAAACAGTATGGCAAAGTATCTCGATTCCGCAGGCGTCACCCGCCTTGTTACCAAACTCAAAACCGACGTCATCCCCAGCGTCAAAGTCAACGCAGCCAAAGCGGCCGACACCGTACCCGCATCGGGCATCACGGGCGTCATCGACATCTCCCACATCCCGCAGGGAGCCCTGGAGCGTGTCGTCACCGTCGCCGACGACGCGGCACGCTACAAGCTCACCACCTCCCAGGTCCAGCTCGGCGACACCGTCAAGGTGACGGCCACGGGACGCATGTACATCGTCGTCGATGAGAGCAAGCTCTCCACCTCGGCAGGCTACATGGAGTACGCAGCGGGCACCGCCGCCTCCGTCCCCTGGTCGGGCGTCACGGGCAAGCCCTCCACCTTCACGCCATCAGCCCACAACCACACCATGAAGCTCAAGATCGGTGCCACCACCAAGGACGGCTCCACGGCTTCGCAGCAGTCATGGTCAAAGGCCGAGATCATCGGCACGCCCTCCGTCAGCGGATCGGGCAACGCCGTGACGGGGATGACGGTCAGCGGCGACACCGTCACCCTCACCAAGGGCACCACCTTCGCCACCAAGGCGCAGAACGACGCCCTCGACACGCGTATCTCGGTCCTCGAAGACTTCACGGGAGGCACAGGCGGCGTACTGGGAGACCAGCTCAACGTGGCGGGCTACGACGTCATCCGCTTCGATGGTTTCCTCGCCTCCAAGCCCACCCTCCAGCAGGCCTCGACCATGTCCGTCGTGGCCCTCTTCATCGTCAAGTCCGCCACCCCCAGCACCACGCCGGGAGCCGTGGCCATCGATAGCATCATCGCCAGCAATGGCTCCAAGTACTACAACAACTGGAAGGATTTCAACATAGCCACGCCCGACGAGGCGGCCACCAAGAAGCAGGTCTATCTCCACAAGATCTACCTCGACACCTCCACGGGCAAGGCCTACTACGCCGTGGATGCCACCACGCTCAAGGAGATCGACGGCGGCGACGTAGCCATGACCCCCTCCGAGGTCGATGCAGCCGTCGCAGCTGCCAAGTAACCACCACCAGGGGCGGGCCATCCCGTCCCTGGTCCTTTCCAACCAAAAGCTACAAAGATCATGAACAAGAGACAGATCACCCACATCTTCGTCCACTGCACGGCCACCCTACCCACCGCCTCCGTCGATTCGCTCCGGGCCGGCTGGAAGTCTATCGGCTGGAGCAACCCGGGCTATCACTACGTCGTCAAGCCCTCCGGAGAAGTCGTCAGACTCCAGCCCGAGGAGAAGGTCGCCAACGGCGTAAAGGGCTACAACGCCCACGCCATCCATGTGGCCTACATCGGAGGCCTCAGAGTGCTCAACGGCTCGAAGACCTACGAGGACACCCGCACGCCTGCGCAGAAGGCCGCGCTGCGCGCCCTCCTCGCCGACATCCATAGCCGATACCCCAAGGCCGTCATCCTCGGCCACCGCTCCATCTGGGGAGAATCCACTCCCGGGAAATGGCAAAAAGTTTGTCCATGTTTCAACGCCATCAAAGAATATGCAGACATTTAAGCCGCTCCACATCATAGCAATCCTGGCGCTCATCATCGCCGTCATGGCCTGCGCCTCCCGGCGCACCGCCTCCGACGAGCTGCGATCCACGGCCACCACCACGGCCGACGCCATGGCCACACAGACCCACGCCGCCGTCCGCATCGACACGGCCACGGCTCATACGGCTAGCCGCGACACCGTGCGCCAGCAGACCACCACGGCCGATACCACGGCGGCCCACTACCGACGGGCCACATGGCAGCAGGCCGACACCACCTTTACAGAGATTTGGATCAACGCCCGCCGCTTCCGCTACCACGACGGCTCCACCGCCTCCACGTCCTCCCGTCAGGAGGCCCGGGCGGCCACCTCCACCGCCATCGACACCGACTCCTGCCGTCTGATCAGCCGCACCGACACGATCTCAGCAGTACAGAAGAAGCACATAGAGACCGATCGGCGACCGCTCGACAGGGCCGTCCTCGGTTATTTCGTTTACACCGCCTTCGTCCTCATCGTCGTCCTCATCATCCTGCTCTTTATCCTCGGCAGGTGGAAGAAATAAGCCGGACATCTTTCATATTCTCTATAATCCGAAGCCCCCGGCACGCGTCCATGCGTGTCGGGGGCTTTTCTCGATTTTGCAGAAGTCGAAGCAGCAAGCACCTACTCCCATGGCAGGCGCCAGCCAGCCTTGCCTCTCGCCTTCCGCTCGTTGCCGATCACGGCCACCAGCTGACGCCCCTGGCCCACCAGTCGCCCGCTCACGCTCACATGCACCGTCGCCTGCGCGATGCTGCCAGCGCCGATCGATGGTCGCACGCTCCCGACCTGAGGCACGCTGCCCAGTCCGTTGGCCACGTCCCACAGACGCTTCTGCTGCCAGCGGTTCAGGATCATCTCGCCCGAGTTCACACGCACGGGGATGCGGTCGCCCGTATAGGAGTTGCCGCCGACGATACCGCCCGTGGCGTACCCCGTCGAACCCTTCACGGCGCTGATAATGGCCATCAGCTGCGCAACACCCACAGCCGAGGCGGCCACCCATTCCCACAGATTCCCGTTCTTGCCCTCGTTCGCACTGGCCTGAGCAAAGCCCATGGCCGTAGTGGCGATGGCCTGCGCGATGGTGCCGGCGATGTTGAGCTCAGGCAGCTCGAAGGCGCTGCCCATGCCCTGCAGCGCCGACCCCACCTGGTTGATGGCGTCCGCAGCCTTGTCCATGCGCTCCTTCACGCTGTCCGTGTTCCTCAGGATCTTCCCGAATTTAAGCGGCACCTTCCCGATCCCCGCCAGCTGCTTGTTGATACCGTCGGCCAGCATCTCGCCCATCTCCCGGCCTATCTCGCCAGCATCCACCGCTGCGGCCACCGTCTCCAGCTGCCGCCTCAGATCCTCGGCCTCGTTGTTCCTGAGGTCGATTTTTGCGATGATGTCGAAACCGCTCACGCCTTGCAGCTCCTTCTTCTTCGCCTCCAGCTCTTCCGCCGATGGAAGCACGGGGCGCACCAGCGCGGCCAGATCCACCTGCGCCGTGTTCCCCGCCACGTTACCGCCGATCGTACCGCTCGCCCCCATGTCGGCCTGCAGTCCGCCGCTGCGCTCATACCGCATCCGCTGGAGCGTCTCCAGCTTCTTCCGATAGTCCTCCAGCGTGTCGATGTCGTCCTGGATGTCCAGCGCCTCCTTCACCTTCGTCTCGGGCAGCGCCAGCAGGTCGGCGTAGAGCTTCTCCACCAGCTCGTCCAGCTGACGGATGGAGAGGATGCCGTCCGTGATCTCGGGCTCATCCACCACGTCGTTCACGGTCGGAGCGGGCGTCGTGGGCGTAGTGGGCGTCGTGTGCGTAGTAGTCGTAGTAGTAGGCGGCTCCGGGCTGCCCTTCACCTTGAACGTGATCGCCTGACCCTTCTTCGCATACGCCGCCATCTGCTGCTTTAGCCTTAGATTGTCAGCCTTCACGGCCTTTATCTGATCGTCTATCCGTTCCCTCTCGCTCGTTCCCTTGACCCGCTCGTGCATCACGTCGAGGTTCGCACCCTCAGCCACCATCATACCATAGAGGAACGGATGCTGCTGGGCGCGCGTCTGCTGCACCGTCGAGGCCTTCTTACGCTTCTCCTCCAGGTCGTCCAGCTTCATGTTATTGGTGGCCGCCTGATTAGCAAGGGCGCGCATGGTGGCCTCGATCGTCAACTGGTCGCAGTACGCCTGACTGTTCTCCGTCAGCGCCTTGTACCATTCGCTGACGCTGCTAAAGTAGCCCATCGTCTCTCCGTACCGACTGTTCAGCTCCTCCACCTTCTTCTTCTCCTGAGCCTTCGTGCCGTTCCAGTCCTTCGTCACGGCGATGTCCTTATAGAGCTGCGCCATGTTGTCGGCCACGGCCTCCTTCGCGTCCTTCAAGCGACCCGTCAGCTGCTCGGTCAGCTGCTTGTTGGTCTGCTTCGCCACGGCCTCGGCGCTCAGCGCCTGCTTCGACTGCTCCAGCGTCTTCGACACGCCGTAGATGATGGCCGAGAGGGCAGCGAGGGCGAGACCCACCACCGAGGCCACCTTCAACGTACGGATGGCCGTGGCCGTCGTCGTAGCGCCCACCTCCACGCCGCGCAGTTTGCCGACGAGCACCTCCAGCACGGCGCCCATGCCCACCGAGGCCTGGCGCACCACCTGCGAGGCGGGACCCCATTTCAGCAGCTTCGTGACGGCACCAGCGGCGGCGCGTCCACAGCCAGCCAGAGCCGTGCCAAACTGCACAACGCCCGTCACGGCCATGCCCAATTGCCCAAACTGGGCGATCATGCTCTGGTAGGGCATGAGGGCCTTGCCGATATTCACCATCACGCCGCCAAAGCTATTGGCCAGCTGCTTCGCCTTTCCCGCGTCCGTCTTCGCCAGCTCGGCGTTCATGTTGCCGACGTTCTGCGTGATGATCTCGGCGAGCATGGCGGCCCGCTCGCCCTCGTTGCCGGCCTTCAGTGCCTTCTCCTGGGTCTCGCTAAAGGTGATGCCCACACGCCGCAGGGCGCCCGTCTGACCCTGCAGCGCCTTGCCCAGTAGGTTGGCTATATTCACGGCGTCCTCGCTCGTAGCGTTCAGACCCTTCTGCTGCGTCAGCAGATTGTTCATGGCGGGAAGCAGGGCCGTCAGCGTCCGCTTATGACTGGCAAAGGTGGCCAGCTGCTGTAGGCCGCTGCGCTGCACCGTACCACCCACCACGCCGAGCTTCGTCTGAGCAGCCACCGCCGCGTTCACAGAGGCCACGTCCTCAGCCGTCGCACTCATGCGCTGCCGCATCACCGTCGTCAGCTTCGTCTGAGCCTCCGTAGCTGCGTTAGCCTTCGCGATATACCCGCCCATGATATTGGTCAGATTCTGCAGGGAGCTATAGACGTTACCGACGGTCGTACTGATAGACGACCATTTGATCATCGAATCCCTGAAACGGTTCGCCCGCTGGGTCGAAGCGTTCAGGGCCTCGCCTAATCTCTCCACATCCCGCCGACTGCTCACCACTATGTCCTTGCCGTCGATACGGATTTTTATGTTAAAAGGAATTGTCTTTGCCATATTCTATTATAATAAATAAAGTATATTCACAGCCACCCCAGCTTCGCCGCACGCTTCATCGTGGCGTTCTCGATGGCCTTGCCGATCTCCTCCTCCACGATCTTCGGGCCCTGCGCCTCGGCTGCGTCCAGGAAGTGATAGGCGGGCATCTTGCCCCTGTTCCTGCCAACCCAGCGGAAACCGTCCCCCGTGTTCACGAGAAAACGCTTCGCCCAGCTGCGTGGATAGCGTTGCTTCGTACCTTCCGCGGCCCACATGAGCACAGGCTTCTCCAGCCCGTGCCGGTTCTTGATATACCCGCTCTTGCCGTGAGGCTTCACCGTGATCATGAAGCCACCGCCGCGCGGATAGACGCGCACGCGCACGCCCTTGGCCAGCTTCCCTGCGTCATTGATACCGCTGCCCTCCACGCTGCGCTTCGCCACGGCGGCGATCATCTTGCCCGTCCGACGATAGGCGTCCTTCAGTGTCCGCTTCATCTCGCGCTGGTCAAACGTTTTGAGCAGGTCGTTCCAGGCCTGCCCGATCACTTGCTTCTCATTCATTTCTCTTCCTCCTTTCCTCGGCCTCTCTCCGACGTCTCATCAGGGCCTCGAAGGCGCGCTGCGCTTCCTCCTTCGTCGCGGGTCTCTGCTCGGGCGGCTCGGGCCGCGCCTCCTGCCGCTGGTCCCATGGCAACGGAAGCACCCGCTTCGGATCGACGCTCTTCCCGCTCCACGGACTCACGCTCATCACGCCCACGATACGCGCACGCTCCCACGCCTCCCGCTCCCGGTCGTCGTCGTAGCGGTGGCGGGCCGCTGCGATAGCCTGAAACTCAGAGGGGGTGAGCAGCCCAAAGTCTTCAAAACTCAAGCCGCACACCCCCAGACCGTAACCAAGCATTTCCTCGATGCTTATTTTTTTTTACCAGCATCGGCATCCGCGTCATCGCCGTCATCGCCAAACATCGAGGCGCTCCACTCTTCGATGTCGGCAGGGTCGGTGGCGTCGGCAAACTCCTCCAGGCTCATCCCGAAGGCCACGCCCTCGCGCTTGCAGGCGCTGGCCACACAACACCACAGCAGCGTGAACGTGTCGCAGAATCCACCATCGCTATCGGTCAAATCACGGTCCGTCTGCTGCTTGAAGCGCAGCATAGCGCCGTTGGTCATGTAAGCGGGGTAAACGCTACCACCGACCTCGACCTCGATACGACCCACGGCGGCTCCTTCCTTGGAATGCTCTGCCAGGCCTTTCTCTTGTTTATTCTTTCCCTTTTCCATAATCATATTTTTCTAAAATGTCACACACTAATCGCCCAACGTATCGCCGCCGCCCTGGTCTCCGCCGCCCGTAGTGTCCACCTTAAAGGAGGCCGTGAGCGTGAGGTCGGAGGCGAGCTTCACCGTGCGCGGGTTCTCCATGTTGCCGTCGCTCCACTTGTCGAAGGCGAAGCCGGCCTGCGGGGTGGCCTGGATGGTCTGCGTGCTGCCATCGTCGAAGGTGCCGCCGCCCGAGACCGTACCCTGGCTCTCGTTGGCCGAGCGGACCGTCAGCGTGTGCTTCTTCGGCTTCGCTTGAGCCTGCTGCGCACTACCGCCGCCCGGCATACTGGCAGAGCCTCCTGCGCCCTCCTGGGGCTCGATGTAGCAGCGGTTGGGATCTGTCCAGACTTTCACATTCTCGGGCACTATGTAGAAAGCGACACCTGCTTCGTCCGGGTGGTTTTGAAGAATAAAAGAACCAACAGGCGGGTTTGTCAGCACATACACACCCGTCAAAACTCCCTTGGTATATTTCTCGCCATGCTTACCGGCATACCCCTCCAGTCTATACTGTCCCGGGGTTCCGCCGACGATGTATGGAGTATTGGCCTCGAAGCGCTGGACCTCATTCGTGACGATTTTCCCGTTCTCATCAATCGAGAGCGCCTCGTACAGTTTCAGCCCGTCGGGCTTCACGCAACTGAATGGGATAATGATCGTGCCCCACTTCGCTGCGCTCAAGGTGTACTCATAGACCATTTTCTGTCTCACCAACCCCAGCGCCACATGATACGACAGGCGGATGGTCTGCACGAAGGCGCCATCCTTCCAGCTCTCCTCGCCGCCGACCAGCTTCACGCAGTCCATAGTCATGGCGAAGCCGTCCTCCTCCTCGCTGGCGACGATACGGCCCATGAGCTGCTTCCTCACGCGTTCCATCGTCTCCACGCCCTCGCCGTAGGTCTTCGCAAAGACCACCACCTCGTAGCACACCTCGTCGTAGCCGCTGCGGCCCTTGTCGTCCAGCGACCGCACATCGACGCGGCGAAACGTCACCAGCGGCAGCGTCACTTCGTTCTCGCTCACCACGGGGCGCACATGGCCCTCGCCGAGCAGGTCCTTCAATACGGAGTAGATAGCAGACCCGGCGCTCAGAGAGCTGCGCGGGATGTTTACTACAGTTTCACTCATCTTGATATATAATTATAGAATTTACAAATTTAAAAAATCACGGCAGCTCGTCGGTCATCCCGATCAGGCTGCACGTCACGGGCATTTCGCCCAGCCGACGCCGGCTGCGGTCGATACCCTCTATCTGGTACGTCTTGCCGTCCCAGCGAAGTCGGTCATACTCCCGCAGGGCGTCAGTATAGCGGAAGACGAAGGTCGTCACATGCTGATAGACCACCTCGCCGTTCAGTTCGCCGAACCCGCTATTCTTGTGCGTCACCTGGCAGGGCACGCCCTCAGCCACCACCGTCCACATTCCCGTGTCGGCGCCGAACTTGTCCGTGCTCTTCTCGTAGCGCACCACGTCACACACCTCGTCCAATAGTCCTGCGCGTATCATTGCTCGTAGTTCACATGGGCGTAGATCAGATGCCAGTAGTGCGGGCTCCGGTAGAGCTGGGCGGCGCTCACGCTCTCGCGCTCCCGGTAGTTGTCACCGGTCAGAATCAGCAGCGCCTGCCTCAGGTCGGCGGGAAGCGCACCCGGCGCAGTCTCCACCTCCCGAAGGTCGCTCACCTGCAAGTCGGCGGCCAGCGTCTGCTCGGCAGCGTCGATGAAGTGGCCGATCTCTTCCTTGTCGAGGTCGCTCGCGTAGCGGAGGCGGCTAAAGTGGATAGCACTATCCACGTCGATATATCTGGGCATGGTCTCGTCCTTGGTTAGTTAATGGGAAAGGGCGGAAGCAGGAAGCCCGCTCCCGCCCGATCAATCAAATCAAAAAAGTAAAGCGAATGCTATGTTATGGAATCGTTTCCCTTTCCTATCAACCGCCGCCGGGCACGGGCGTCCCGTCCTGACCGGGATACACCTCGGGCTCGCCGTCGTTCTCAAAATCGACGGTAAAGGTAGCATCGTCCTGCGCGGGGCTCGTCTCCTCCACCTTCGTGATGACAAACTTGCCCTTCAGGTAGGGCGTAGAGTCGCTCTCGCGCTCGAAGCAGGAGAGCTCCACGCTCTGACCTGCGCCCCACAACTTGCGGATGTCGTCCAGGCTGAGCTCCTCCTCGCCCTTGTAGCGGAAGCCCTCGCCATGGACGCTGATGCTCATCTTCGTTACGCCCTTGCCGCTGAAGAGGGCCTTCTTGGTCTTCTCCTTCACGGGAGGCTTCACGCCGCGCTCCTTCGTCTCGGTGTTGAAGGTGACGGAGTGCGTGGTGCTATGCCCCAGGCCCTTGCCGCCGACGGAAAACAGCACGTTGCTGCCGTTCATATATTCTTGCGTTACTGCCATGTTCTTTTCCTTTTTCGTTAATATATTTGTGAAAAACCAGCGGGCCCGCGGCCTATGCGCTCCGCCTTCCGCGGGCCCTGCCTGGTCTATGCTGCAGTATAGGTGATCTTTCCGAATGCCTCAGGATACGGAGCGAAGAAGTCCCACTCGGAGTTGATGACGATGGCCACCGTGTTCGTCGAGAGCACGCTCACGGACGTGGTGTCGATGCCCATTGTCATCGGGCCAAACTGACCCACCAGCGCATAACCGAAGTTACCGTAGTAGATCGTGCCCTTCTTGCAGAGGCTCGTCGGAATCACGCGCACGCCATCGATCGTGTTCGTCGAAAGGTCGAGCAGGAAGCGGCCGCTACCCTTGTCGATCGGCGTGTTGGCCAGCTCGGCGTAGGCCTTCCAGTCCATGATGTAGCAGGGAGCGTTCACCGGCACGTTGGCCTCGTTCACCTTCGAGCGGAGGTCGAGGAAGAGCTGGCGCGTCAGCGTCGAGCTGCCACCCGTGGCGGCGATGATGTTGCCCTCGGGAATGTTGGCCAGCGGACTGGTCGGAGCGTTAGCGGCGGCGGTCTCGGCGATGAATGCCTCGTTCAGGGCGAGCGTGTGCTTCAGGCGCATCGTCTCCGTCACGATGTTGCTGATGGCGCCCGCCGTCTGGTTGATGGCACGGTTGGAGATATCGACACGGATCGGCAGACGGTGCGGCGTGATCGTCTTCACGCCAAACTCCATCGTCTGAGGCGTCACGGCGTCGTTCTCGCCATACCACGTCGCCTTCAGGCCCTTCACGGTCGGGAAATTCCACTGTCCCGTGATGCCGCTCTGGATGCGGGCGCCCACCTGACCGATGATGGTCTGAGGCGTCAGCTCGCGGATGTAGTCCTGGATATAGATGGGCGTGATGTTCTTCGTGCTCTCGGCCTGCTGGATGGTGTCGGCGCGCAGCTGCTCGTCGGCGCGGTTGTAGGCAAAGCGGAAGTTACCCTCCGCGTCACGGCAGGCGGCCAGATCCTCAGGGATGCCCCTGCCGCTGGCGATGCTTCTCAGCAGGCGGCCGAAGTTGGCCTCCTGACTGTCCTGAGCGCGCTGCTCGGCAAACTGGCGGCTGCGCTCGCTGCTGCGCTCGCTCTCATACTGCACGCAGCCGACCATCAGCGCGTCGTCCTCGGCTCTCAGCGCAGCAAACTGCTGGCGCTCGGCGTCGGTCATGTCGCGGTTCTCGCGGGCCAGGGTCTGCTGGAGCGTCTCCATCTCCTGGCGAATCTCACTGCGGCGGCGGATGGCCGCCATGTACTCTTCTCTTGTCATTTCTGTCTTTGTTTTTGTTTTGGTGATTTATATAGTACGGCGAAGCCATGCGCCGATAGTGTCATAATCGCCACGCACCAGGGCGGGCTGGTCCTCCTCGATCAAGCCAGCGGCCAGCAGACCGTCCTTTACGCCAGCGCTGCGCTGCTTCACGCTCGTGGCGGGATAGGCGGGATGGGTCACGATGCTCACGTCAAACATCCTGTTAATCTTGTCCAGATGCCTGACGTAGTACTCCTTCCCGTCCTTGTCCTTCTCCTTCGAGTAGGAAAACGTATTTTTGTCGGCGTAGAATCCGAAACTCATTCCGGCGAAGTCGCCACGCCTCACGCTCTCCAGGGCGTAGTCGCCCCACAGCGTGCTGGCAGCGTCGAAGCGCATCAGGAGGCCCTTGTCGTCGAGCTCCAGCCGCAGACTGCCCTTCCCCTCCATGCTGCGGGCCAGCATCTGGTTGGGATCATGGTTCAGGCAGGCCACGATGTCGCTGCTCCGCATCACGTCCTCCGACAGAGCCCCGGTGGTGACCTCCTCAAACACGCGGCCATAGTCCCAGTCGGGCAAAAGCACCGAGCGGGTGCCGTAGAGGAACACGCGGCCCTCGATCTGCCGACTGTCGGCCTGGGCACGCAGTTCCGTCTGTGCGTAGTATCTATATTGCTCCATTGTCTTCTTTTTCTTATTGGTATATGATTCAGAAATAGGCACCACCCCGGCCGCCTACTCCTTTCCCTGACCCGCTCCGAGCTTCGCCAGGCTGCTATTGGCCACGAGGTCGTCGCCGCCTTCCAGCGGACGGTAGCCCATGCGGGCGCGTGCCTCGTTGGGCGTGATCACGCCCGTCTGTATGAGCTGCGACAGGGCCGCCGCCTGAGCCGACGGGTCGGTCTGATAGTAGTCGTCGATGTTGAAGCTGGCATGCATGTGGCCGTCACCGCCGAAGAGCTTCTCCGTCACCTCGCTCTCGATCTGACGCATCAGCGGCACCAGCGTGCTGGTCATGAAGATTGTCTGACTGCTCTCCGTACTACTGTAGTTAGCGTTCGTGTCCTGGAAGACCTGCATAGGAGGCACCCCGAAGAATCGACAAATCTCCATGTTAATAAACTTCATACTGTCCAGCAACTGGAGGTCGCTCGGCGTCATGCCGGTCTGCACAAACTTCATCGTACCCGGCAAAAAGTTCAGGTTCTGACCGCTCCCGATGGCCTCACGGATGCGCTGCGTCACGCCTTTCAGCTGCTTGTCCGTAGCGCCTCCATAGCCCACCTGCACGGTGTCCTCGCCCGTGATGAAGCCGCGGAGCGTACTGCCAGGGGTAAACATCTCCCCCTCTTGCTTGTAGGCCTTTCGCGCATTGCTCAGCACCAGCGAGGAGAGCTCGGTCACGGGCGTGCCCATGAAGCCGTCCCGGCAATAGCTTCGGATATGGATGATCTCGTCGGGCATGTACTCGCCCTCGATGCCGTCGTAGATGTCGTTCACGGTATAGACGCCGCGCAGCCGGTCGTAGCTCACCGAGCAGTCAGGAGGCACACAGTACAGAGCGCTCAGCACGCCCCCACGATACACGGGCACGACGTAGGCGTTGCCATACATCTCCCGCTGATACACCACCTGCCAAAGCAGGTCGAAGCCCGTCTGCCGAGGATTAGGACGCTCAGAGAGCAGCCGGTCGGCCAGCGTGCCCTCAGCATCCTCATACCATGTCCGCCCGTCTTCCATGCGCCTCCGCATGGCATGGAGCCCAAGACTGGCCACGCTGCCCGCCTTGATCTCCACACACCGCTTCACACACGCCACGCTGCTGGCCGTATAGGCATCAACGATGTCGTCCAGCCCGATGATCGTGCCGACAGGCAGAAGGCCCGCTGCCCGCTCGATCACGCCGCCACCACCGCCAGACACGTCCCGCAGCATACCCCGCAAGACGTCCCCGGCGGTCGCTCTGACCGCGGACCACAAATTATTTCTTCTTTTTCCCATTCTTACTTACTGGGTTTTTCCATTTCGGAAAATACCACCAAATAGGCACCACCACCCACTTCGCCCCCGCTTTTCGCCCATTCCCCCATCATTTTACCCCTATTATGTAAAACAATCAGAAAAGAACACCAAAACATTTGCGAAGACAACACGAAACACCTATCTTTGCAAAATAGAGCAGGAAGTATGGTAACACAGAAAGAAGAAAAAGAACGGGCAAAAACAAGACGGGAGAAAATAGGCTGCTATTTCCTCGATCTCTCAAAACTGGCTTTTGCAGGTTTTGTCGTAGGCGGCCTATCGCCTGCCGTCGTTAATCAAAATACTGGCAGCATAATAGCAATAGTGTTAGGAGCCGTCCTCACGACGCTTTTAGCTGCCATCGGGTACAGAATTTTTAAATAAGAAACATCATGAACGGACTTACATTGGTTTTCGGTTTAGGCTCGATCATCGCAGGAGCTTTCTACGCATGGCTACACACGAAGTCAGGCAAGAAATGGTTGGAAGACCTCGACAAGTAACGGCCATTTTGCCAAACGGGCCGAGATAGCAAAGCCCCCATTAACGGGGGCTTTCCTATTCCATGCTGCTTCTGACCTGCTCAATACTCAGCCCGATCGCCATCGTGCCCGTGATACACCCGTCTATCTTCGCCTTCTGCTGCTTCTTCATCGGCTTCTTGTTCCCCATTTTGTCCACGTCGAGCACGGCGTTATCGTAGCAATAAGCATTGATAGGGTTGGGGTCAAAAGTCAGTTTGTCGTTGTACAAAAGCTCCTCAGTACCCTCCACGGCCCTCGTGAAATAGTAGTTAGTCTGCTTGTAGGCCTGCATGTACGGCCCGCCGCCCGTCGCCCGCAGCGTGTTCTGGAACGTCTGCGCCCTGTTTGGGTCAAAGCCGATGCGCAGAATCCGAAGCTGGCCGCCTCGCTCAAAGATGTCACGGGCTATCTGCTCGTAGTCGATCGTCTCCTCCCCGCATACGTTCATATACCCCTCCTCGACCCATTTCGCATAGATCACGCGGTTCACATGGGTCTCCAGCGTCTGCCGCGGGATATAGTAGTCGGTGATCATGTGCCCGCCCTCGGCGTCCTTCAAGTGCAGGAAGTACGAGACGGCAGAGAAGTCGTCCCGCACGCTCAGATCGACCGCCACCTGACACTCGGGCCGATACCCCAGTGCCCCCAGCTCCACGCGCCGATAATGGCTCCGTATCACCTCGCCCTTGATCCACGTCTCCATCGTTCCCGTCTCGAAGACGTTCAGCAGCTTCGTCCTGAATGCCCGCATGTCGTCCGCGCTGCTCTGCGCCTTCCGCCACATGTCGTCGTAGAACCCCTCCTTTACGGTGATGCCGAGATGCGGCTGCACCTTCCTCCAAGTCTGCACGTCGCCCTCCTCGTCATCCACGTCCGGCATGAACAAGTGAGCAAACGTCCTGTCGTCGTCCGTCTCGCCCCGCAGCACCTTCTTGCAGTGCTCCAGCATCGCCACAAAGGGGCTCTCCACCTTGTCGCTGGCCGTCGTTATCGTCACCACGAGCGGGTTCTCCCGCATACCCATCGACGTGGTGAGCACGTTATAGAGGTCAGCGCTGTCGGCCTGACTATACTCATCATTGATGACGGTCGAGGCGTTCAGACCGTCCAATTTGTCCGCATTGCTCGCCAGACATCGGATAAAACTCTCGCGCAGTCCGCTGTCCTTCCAGCTCACCAACTCTCGGTTGAGCTTGAAATGGCCCAGCCCTGGATCCATGCCCCTCAGCACGCCCCTGATCTCATCAAAGCAGATTTTCGCCTGCTGATAGGTGTTGGCCGTCGTGTAGCACTGCGAGTTCCGGTCGCCAAACAATAGGTCATAGACGGCCAGACTGGCCACCTCCGTGGTCTTCGAGAATTTACGGGGCACGAAGAGCAGCACGTCGTGAAACAGTCGGTGCGTCTCGTCCGTATAGAAGCCCATGATGTTGGCAAACTGAAACACCTGCACGGGCGTCAGCCGATAGCTCTTCCTACCCCTCACGCCGCTGAATTTCAGCTGCTCGTAAAAAGCCGCGAATTGCTTGTATTTGTCTATCCGAAAGTCGTATTTTTCCAGCATCAGCAAAAACCGACGAAGCCCCAGCAGCTCGTAGAGGTTATGCCGCTCGGGATGCCCCGCCAGGCTCTTCGCATAGTCCAGCAGACGGCGGTCGATGCGCCCCAGATGATAGCCTGGCAGGTCGCAGTCCTGCAACCAGCCAGCGCACGCGGCCTTCGCCTCCCGCTCCCGCTGCTTCTCGTCGTCCGTCATAGCTTCCCCCTCAGTCTTGCTCAGTTCTTGTCCTTGCGCTTGTAGAGCGTGGGCTTCTGGCCGCCCAGTCCTTCCATCAGACTGACCAACCGGTCCCCGCTCCTGGGCCGCGCATCTTTCTCCTGGTTCACAAACCCCGCAGGCTTCGCCACAGACAGACCGAGGTCTCGGAAATACTTCCGTATCTCCTCCGTACACTGTATTTCAGCCGACACGGCAGGATTCAGAATCGTCCTCGGATTGCCCTCACGGCTCACCACGGTCAGCATCGTGCCCTCCTCGGCTATACTCTCCCGGATGGTATCGAGACGGCATAGCAGACCAGCCAGCACGCCGATGGCGGGCTCCAGGCTCTCATCATAAAGCCCGCGAGCCTCCATCCGCTCCCGAATCTCCAGCACATAGTGCCGCTTATCTTCGTTCATTCCCATATCTTTCCCGTTGAAAGTTAAAGATGTCCACCACGTCCGCTCATCGCCCATTGATCGGCCATTTCCGACCGTTTTTAGCCGATTATAGCCGATTATGGCCGCTTTCGGAACAAAAAAACGCCATTATCGGCACGCTTTTGGCTATTATCGACACGCCTTTTGCGGTTCCCGGCCTACACAATAGCCCCTTCCACACGTCCTTTCAGACGTGAAGAAACCGCTCCAGCCACGCCTTCACGTCCTCGCTCGGCTCCTTTCCCTCCTTCCTTTGCCGACGGTGGGCCGCCACATGGCAGTCGTGGCAGAGGCTTCGCAGATTATGAGCATCAAAAGCCAGTGCGCACATCTCCTCCCAGCTCCTGCCCGTACCGATAGGCCGCACGTGGTGCACCTCCTCGGCAGGCTGGTCCATGATGCCGCGGGCCATACACTCCTCGCAAAACGGATGCGAGCCGATATAGGCCATGCGCAGCGTGTGCCACCGCTTGGAGTGAATAATGCGCTTATACTCCTTTCTTCGCTTGCCGCCCCGCCAGTGTCCACCACCGCCTCGACGGCCCGCCTTCTCTGTATCCCCTTTCCTGTTCATATAGATAGGCCCAGCCGCCGAGAATAGGCACCCGCCAGCTATTTTCGCCAGTTCACGTCGCCCGGAAACATCCGCTCCGCTCCCTCATCGGAGAGCTCGCGAAACATCCCGCCTATCTCATCCTCCACCGTCGGCTTCTCCTCAGGCACGGCCACCCGCCCTTCCTCCACCAGCTTTACGGCGGCGGCAAGTGTCTCGGTGTCGTAGTCATACGTCCGTTTGAATACCCGAAGCACGCCCTCGGGTATCTCGCCCGTCATGTCGTCACCAGCGGCCCTCACGGCGCAGTACGCCAGATACCTCAGGAACGAGCTCAGCGAAGCGAAGCCGCCCCGCTCGCTCAACTGGCAAAAAATCTGAAAATCGCTATCCGATATTCGGAAACTCACTCGGTGCGTCCGATACTCCCTGCGCCGTACTACGCTCGCACCATCAGTCTGCCGCGCATCTCCGTCGCTCGCAGGTCTCTCAGTCTGGAAAGTAGAAGGGGTGTCACTCATCTCGGCTTTTCTTTACTTTTTATTTCTGCAAATATACAAAAAATCTCCATAAAAGCAAAAAAAAGACCCCCAAACTATTATAGCCTGGGGGAAACGTGATAAATAAAGAGGCTTTACACTAAAACCTTCAAGTCAAATGTATCGAGCCAACGCGAAGACTAATATCCTGCATCGCATCGTTGAAAATCTTCTTTTGCTCTTCGTTGAGCGTATAGGAACGGCCACGGACGAGCGTGCCGTTGAGACGCTGTGAGAGCCAGGCCGCACTCTTGCCGAAGTAATGCTCAGCAATATACGACAGAGGCAGCAGGCGATACGCTTCACCGTCAATCTGTGCGCGAAGATTATCAACAGAGATTTCTATCTCCCCGAGTTTTTGTTTAACGAACCTTCCAGCTTCTTCTTTTGTTGCCGCATCAGCATGGGCATGAAGCCAGCCGATGATCTCCTCTTTTCTGGCAACACTTGCCGCATCATCGTTGCCAGCAAGAGCGGCGTACTCGTTCAATAGTTCTGTAGCTTTATTCATTTTTGATTAGTTTTAAGCCTCCCCCGAAGGGGAGGTGGGTTCTACTTTCGCATTCTCAGCAGCCTTGAGAGGTCTCCGAGCAGCAAATCGACTCTTTTCTGAATGAGGGGGCTTTTAAACGATGGCATTCTAAAACGCCAAAATCTTTATTTTCAACACTTTGCGAAACCATAGGGCACGAAGTTGCGGTAGTGTACTGATTATGTACAGACCTATCGCTCGTTGAACATGAAATCGAGGCCGTAGGGGCGGTATCTCTCGAACTTCCTGTCAGAGCTGATGAGAGGCACACGGTCGCTGATGGCTTGGGCCACTATGAGGCGGTCGTTAGGGTCTCGGTGGTCATCAAATAGAGGGAGCCGGGCGAGCTCTTCTATGTGCTTATAGGTGACAGGCACGAGTGTGATCCCGTTTTGAGATAGCACGTCGAGAGCCTCAGAAGCGGATGCGCCTCCGTCCAGCCGTCCCCTCTGCGGACGTCGTAGCTTGCCTATCTGAAACAGATGCACCAGCTCTTGATAGCAGACAGCGCTTGCGAGAATATCGACCGAGTAGTCGTTCAAAAGCATTTGAATATCATCCCCGATTGAGTCTCCGCGGTCCTGCCCCGTCAAGAACGCAAGGATATTAGTGTCCAGATAGAACCTCATCTCATTATATACTTCATGTCCTTTTTGTCGAAGGTGAACGGGGCACACTCCCTGGTGCGCATCCACTCGCCCAGCTTATTGTATCTTCTCGTCCCGTTTTTCTCGTCCTGCTTGATTCTTTCAAGGAGTGCAAGCACCTCGGGGTTGGTGGTAAATAATTTCTTCTTTGCCATATTTTTACCCTTTCTTAAATTTGATGTTAGTGTCGAGGTAGAACCTCATCTCAAAACTGCTCTCATGTCGTGAATGACAACCTGCAATTTGTTAGGATCGTCAGAGAAATACCATTCCCCTAACTTGTTCATCCTTTTCGGCATTTTTGCCAATAGTTCCTCCTTTGTATAAATCTTCTTCTTTGCCATATTTTTGTCCTTTCTTTGATTTTGTCAGAGGTTAGCGAGCCACTTCTTGCCACTCGGCGTATGAAGCCAACCCAAGAAGCCCAGGGCTATGATCGCAGCGCCTCCCATTACGATGATTAGATTTGTCATAGTTGTATGAATTACTTTTTTAAAATATAATAAGCTATCCCGCCAAGTGTGGCAGTAAGGACAGAACCGACTGTTAGAAGTCCCAAGGCTTCGTTAGGGGCCGTCCCTGTTGCAAAGAAAGAAAGCATCGCACCTAATACCATTGCGGTAAAACTGGCTTTAGAAAGGTCATAGAAATATTTGCCCAGCATTTCGCGGCTGGCACGTCTTTTCTCCTTTTCTTCTCTCTGTGCTGCCATGATCTATCCTTTCTTCGTCTGTTCCTCTATCTGCTTCCGGAGGTCTCTTACGAGGTCCGTGAGCGTGCTGATGGTGCTGCTCTGGGTCTCTATCGTTCCGAGGGCTTTTCGCAGGGCCGTGGCCATGTCTTCCACCGCTCCACCGCCGACACCGCCCACCACATTGCCTGTACCGTTCACGTTCGGGAAATTGTCCCCGCTGCTGTGCTGGGAGACCGAGCCGGACAAGTCAGAGGTCAGCATAGGACCCTCGCCAGTCAGGAGCCACACCTTATTTAAGTCTTGATATATTTTCAATATCTTATTGATACTTGCAGGGCCAAGGTCTCTCTTACCTGTGCGTGCTTGCCCTAAAAGTCCCTGCCTGAGGCTGCACTGCTGGGTGACTTGATTATCGTTTAACCCTTTGAGCCTCATGTACTTATCAAACCTTTCGAATATTTCCATCATAATTATCACGTTAATTAAAGTTAATACATAGATAAAATACAAGGTAATCCTTGTTGGGTATGGATAAAATATTTATCTTTGCACCCGTGGTTGGTCATATAACTGACTACCCATTTGCAAAGGTAGGCATTTCCTGCCGTTTGCGCAACAAAATCAGTACAAAAAAGTAACATCAAAAAAATAAAGCTATGACAAAGGAAGAGTTTTTAAAGCTGACGGGGATCCGACAAATGAGCGACCCCGACTATGAAAAGGTGGAACACGCCTACATGTCAGTCCCCGATATGGACAAGCAAACCTTCTGCGAACTCTACGTCAACAACCAGCCCGAGTTGCTCAGCACGATGGCGAATGTCTTAGAACGTGAAAAGACAGAAAAAGAAAGCTGTAAGCAATGTCTCGAAAACGTAGCGGAGGATTGTCTGAGGGGCCTCAAAGAAAAGAAAGCAGGGCCTTTCTATGAAGCATTGGCTGACATACAGATAGAAATCGGGATCAGGGCGATGATCTTGAAAAAAATAGAATCAGAGGACGGCTTTTCGTCAGATGAAAGAGACTATATCTATGAGAATTTAGCGTGATTCCCCCAGGGGCGGAACGTCCGCCCCACTCTCACCCACACCCAAAAGAAAAGAATATGAAAACGATAGCAATAGAGAAGATGACCCGCGAGCAGCTCCGGGCGCTGCCATTCGACAAGGCTCGGACCTTCGAGCTGCCTGCGGCCCGGGACATCATCAACGCCACGTCGCTCATATACAGGTCGCAACATGTGCTGGGCTGCAGATTCACGGTCCGGTGCGACTACGAGCAACTGCGGATGACGATCACCCGCAAGAGGAAGGAGGGCGCCGATGGAACTGTCAAGGATTGAATATCGCCGACTGGTGGAGGACGTAGCGGAGGCCGTACTGGCCAAGGTGCTGCCCTTCGTCAAGAAGCGACGGGCGGAGAAGCCCGAGGAGCAATGGACGTGGGTGAGCGCCGAAGAGGCCGCCAAGATCGTAGGACTGACGAAAAACTACCTACTCAGACAGAAGGCCTACTTCACCCACGTCAAGATCGGGAAGGCGAAAGCCTGCCGCGTGATGTTTCGCAAGGAGACCCTCGTCGAGGAGCACATGCGATCTCAGACAGAGCGGCGGCGCATACCTCCAGCGCGCAAGAACGAGGCAACCCCCACGGGGGCTGGAAATTGAATTTTCGCGCGTCGAAAGGTGCGGAGGGTGGGTATCATCCTCGACGGGGTCATTTTTTCTGACGACCCCTTCCCGAAAAATTAACAAGTCTTAAATTGGTTCGAGTGAGCCGAAAAATGTGTTAAAAATGGTACATACAATCATCTTAGCGGTTCTCCTCGCCCTTTTGCTCGGCATGATGGGCAGCACAATCGCCCAGCTGTGGCGCGAGATGCGCGGGAAGTAGCCCAAGACCTTGCCTTTCGGGAACCTCGCATGAACCCAGGGAACAAGGATAAACCACCCCAACCCATAGAGCCCGCCTGTCGGCTCATCGAAGACAGGCCGCCCGCTTGCTGGCGCAGGAGCAAGCCATCCACAACGAGATGAGGTCGTACTACCGCCCGCAAGGGTCGGCGGCTAACTACAGGTCGTCGGTGAGCGTAGGAAGTAGCATCGGGAGCAGTCCGCCAAGAGCGGGCACGACATAGCCGACGATGGATGAACGTAGGTTGAGGCGACCCGCCAGGTCATTGGCGCGGTGTAGCTCCTATATCAAAGTCCGGCTAATGCGGCCAGGCTTCACAGTCTGGGTGTCACAAGCCACCACAAACGCAGAGTGGCCGGGCGGAAGCGTCCGACATCATCGCAACCATAACCCAAAAGAAAGGAAATAGTCATGGATAAGAATGACCTCGACGACCGCGCCCGCAACTCTGAGATACTTGCGTGGGTCGCACTCGTAATCAACGTAGTAGCACTGATAGTAACCGCGACGATAAGGCTATTGCGATAAATACTCCCACACATCATGCGCACACCATCCTCCGAGCATCCGACAGGGCCGGGCGGCGGCTGGGTGAAGCTCCACAGGAAGCTGCTGGAGCGGGAGTGGTACGGAGACGCTCACATGGTGCACCTGCTTGTCCATCTGCTGCTTACCGCTTCACATGAGCGCAAGGAATACAAGGGACTGACTATCAAGCGGGGGCAAGTGGTAACGAGTAAAAAAAACCTATCCGAGACTCTCAACATGTCAGAGACTTCCGTGATGAGAAGACTGAGGCGACTTGAGGTGGACCGCTTTGTGGACCTCAAAGTGGACCAGCACGGGACAACTATAACTATCTGTAACTATGATAGTTACCAAGGTAAGCAAAAAGCAAGTGGACCGCTTCGTGGTCCAAGAGTTGAACAGCCCCATAATAATAGGAATAA